ACACACCACAAATTCACCCGCATGACACTCTTTTGAAAGTCATAAGTAGGGTCCTTGGCTCCATCATCACTACCACATTCAGCACAGATAGCACCTGGCGAGGTAAGTTCAACTTCAACTATATTTGAGGCTTTCTGCAATTTAACAGCCAAAGCATTATTCGCCGTATTAACTTCCTTAAGATATAAACGACCTTGTTCTCCACCAGGATCCGATGGAGCACTTATCTTTGCAAACTCTAAATAAGTTTGATTGACCCAAGCACTGCCTGTATGTTGAAGAAAATTATCATCAGCAGCAGAAGAAATAGTCACATCATTCATCTCTGCCAACGTATCTTGACCAGCGGCTACTGTGTCCACATACGCTTTGATGCTCTGTTGTGACGCTAAATGGGTCGCACTATTCGTAGCCATATTATCTTCATCTTTAATGGCAGTCCCGCTAATGCCTGTAGCATTAAGCGTAAATGCCGCAGTTGAAGATAAAGTCATGGCCCTTTGAAAAGCCATGATTCCGTCAGTCCAATTCAATTGACTAGTTCCACCGACAGTAATCCCTAACGTATTACTTCCATGTGTATACGCAATTTTACCAACATCGTTAGCGGCCGCATCACCAAATAAGATTCCACCTTGTGTGGGAGCTAAGATAGAGATTAAAGCTGTTCCGCTATTCTCTAAAGTTAGCAATGTGTCAGTCGCAGCCACAATAGATCCAGCCGAGGCTGCCCACACATGAAGTAAATTATCAGGACTAGGGGCGCCCGTGCGACCAATCATTACATCCGCAGTTGATGGAACTATCCACTTAATATCAGTTCCATTCGAAGAAAGATCAGCATCTGCTCCAGCATTTCCAAACTGAATAGAAACATTGTCAGGTAGAACAATCTCACCAGTTTGAAAACTAGTAGTTACTGCACCGGAGGAAGAAGAACTAATTTCCCACACATCGGTAAGAGTATTGCCTGTTTGAACAGACCAAACAACTTTAGAATCTTTAGTGTTAGACGTTACATCATTAGCGGTCCAAGCCATACGGGCAAATTCCGATTGAGTACCCCCAGAATCATCTAAGGTGTAACTAATGTAAGCATTATCACCATCTGCTGCTGTAGTTCTATCGCCACCACGAAATATTGCAACTTGGTTGGAAGCAGCATCACGCTTTGTCTGAACCTCTAGTGCAGGTCCAGCCGCAGTATGATTAACAGCTAATGTTGATTCACTATCACCAAACTCAAAAACTCTTTGAGGATATATTTGTCTCAGTTCAACTGGCATTAAAACGCTCTCTGGTCGTCAAATCCACGGTAGAAAACATGGCAAAACCCTACATCTAAAGTAGAACTACCCCCGGACTCACTGGCGTTATAAAACATTAAGAACGGTAAAACGTCAGGAAGGTTCGTAGTGTGTGTGGCTACCTGATTACCATTGACCCAAAACTCAACTTGGCCTTCAGTAATCGCAATTTTATATAAATTCCGATCGGTTAAAGTAATAGCAGCAGGAGCATTAACCGTCTCAGTTCCTGAACTATCTGTAACAGTTTGAAGGGCATCACCGACAAGGCCAAATCCAACCACATCAGCAGTAGCACGGGTTCCCGTAGTCGAACTATTGAATCCCATGAAGAATCCCGCATTATCCATGTTAGCGACAGTGGTAAATTTAGCCTCAAACTCTAAAAATACGCCTCTAACCATAGTCGTGTTAGCAGTATTTGAAAATTTACTTGGAGTAACTCGGAATGTATACAAAGACCGTAATCTAGCACTCTGAGATGCCGGAACAGTCAACGACACTTTCGGCATATCAATATCAGTATTTACTCGTGCTATTGTGGCCGCACCTGTAACATCCCGGTTCCACATGCCCGTAAATTCATTGTCGTCAGTTGCCCATTGTTCTGAAAGATATTGGAAATAATCAGACCTATAAGCATTCGAAACAGTATGGACATTGAATAATCCCATATCTCTTTTTTATCTCCCCCAGAGTTCTATTATACCGCGATTTAGCCCAAATTAGATTCCACGCACGTAACCTATAACGTTACAAGTTTGATCGTCTGTATTATTTCTAAAACTAATGTTGTGCTTAACGATATGTCGCAAATTAATGGCATTCGCTACACCAGCCTTAAGAACATAACCTACAGCATCCCCCGTATTTGTAGCGGTGCGATTAAAGTCAATCACTGCATCATTGGTTAATGAATACAGATAAATATCATGAATCTCAGACATTGATGGCTCACGAACTGACACAGAAGCATCTGCCGTACCCATCCAACGAGAAAATCGCTCAATAAGTGGATCTACAAATGTAGTAACTTGAGACGTAGGAGGATTCGGATCATTTGTACCCCCAGCCATTCCCATTACATACGCCCACGCAGGCTCAACTTGAGCATCATCAACTAGGAAAGTGATATTCTGCGTTGAGTCCGTGACTACATAAAAAGATAATGTAGCATTATCAGTTGTAATCTGATGATTAACAGTTACTCGACCATTCCAGTTGTTACCCATAGTAACTTGAGGCCCATCATCAAATGTAACACCAGCATCACTAGTGGCTCGTGCAATCACCGTACCACCCCCAGTCCTACGCACATAAGCCGAACATGAATACCAACCACGAGGTAAATTGGTCACACTATAATATGCACCTTCATAAGCAGCCGCATTTGCGGTAACACAACGCATACTATAAGTACCTGTACGCGGGGTAGTAGTCTGGCGAGTCATCGTTGAGCCACTCGCTGTCCATCCAGTAGGAGGAGTTCCAACTTCCATACTAGGATTAGTGACTAGATTCAAAGCCGGAGGAGTATTACTCTCCAAATTAATTAAATCTTCAGCCGTATTCGCGGAAGCTAAAGTCTTATTGATAGGAATAAATTTCGAAAGCGTACCAACAGACTCTCGAACTGTCCTAAATTCATGCTCTGAAAATCTGTACTCAAATCCTCGGTCTATAGGCATTGCAAAACTCCATTAATCCACATAAACGACTAAATTATCTTCCCCAGACAGCCCCAACTATACGACCATTGCCTGGATTTGCTCGAATCACTGAAATTACACCCTTAAAGCTAATTCCAGTATCCGAATACCCAGTACCCGCAGGGACTAACATCGAAGTGCCATCAGCAGTAGCATCTTTACCCATACTTACATATAAATCATTTTTATCAACAACGAATGTTATAAGATTAGCCTCTTCCATATAGTCAGAGACATTTAAAACCGTTGTAGCATCTTCAGTCGATGTAGTCAGTGAAAACGGACGAAAAGACTCATGCGGTTGTCTCAAGTCGATGACAGACCTAAGACCATATGTACTTCCCGACTGAATAGACATTAACGACCCCAGACCCCTCCACGAATTCTCCCATTAGTGGTTCCAGCCCTCATCACTGAAATAATTCCAGTTACTCGAACTTGATCCTCGGTATAGCCCGTTCCCGCAGGAATGAGCATTGAATTACCATCGCTTGTGGCTGCTCCACCAAAATTAACATACAAATCACCCAATTCAACAACAAATGTAAGACGATTAGCCTCTTCCATCACTGTAGAAACATCTAATATGGTAGTAGCCGTCGAACCATCTGTTGTTTTAGTGAAACCTTGAAACATAGTTAAGGGTTGTTCAAGTTCAATTTGTGTTCGTATCTTTGGTGCAGCCATTAATCACTCCCTGAAAGCTTCTTTAATGTAGAAGCATCCACATAAAAAAGCTTTGGTGGACCAATATGAGGGTGTTTAAAACCAACTATAGGTAATTCATGATTATCAAAATGAATTGCCCCAAAGTTATATTTGCCAACTTTATTACGTTTAATACGTAGGCTAAACAGAGAAACTAAATTACCTAAAAGACTCATCTAACCCTCAGTAAATACACCAAGTTTTTCCCCAAGATCCGTCCACTCTTTTTTAGTACATGCACCATCACCAAGAACTTCCATAAAAGTATCGATAAGATCTTTACGGTTCTCAGCATTCTGCAAACGTTTTAAGATAGCCGACCCCAGTTTAATTCCCTGTATGAGTTGCAACATACCATCCTCTCCTTATATAAAAAAGGGTAACCAACAATGGCTACCCTCATAAAAGGCCAAAATTCCCAAGATGAAAATAGCCGAGCTGTCTCGTGCTACCCGAATTAATTAAATTGTTAGAAACCTACTATCAACGCCCTGATACGAACACCAGTTAAATCCGTGGTGTTTGCAACTTGAATACTCGGACCGTCAGCAGAAGCGTTAAGGTCAGAATAAGTCATTATCAGTTTATTATTAGTGTAATCAAACGTTGGGCTGAAGCCCAAGTCTGCTGCTGCATCCTCATCCGCAGTATTACTGATTGACTGAGGAGTTAGCAATACTATGTCAAACCCAATCAATCCCATATCCGCAGGAGTCAAAGACTCACCAGCAGTAGGATAACTGGAGTCACAGTCTAGATCCGCAGTAACAATTCTCTTATTACCAAAGACTGAACGATGAATTTCCGTAATAGTTAATGCCATAATAATACTCCCTTACTGGATACCACCGATCCCGCCCTCAGAGGTTTCCCTCTTACTTCCAGCATCAGAATTTAAATGAATCACAGGGGAGCCAGCACATGGCTGACCCCCCTATGAAAATGATGACTTAAAAGCCTAAGATTAGGCGTTTAGGTCAGTAATCTTGGCGTTGGTGTCCAAACGCAGAGCTCTCAGTTCACCGATGGTGTAGAAGAGGCCACGAAGGACAAACGCATTTGCCTGGAAGAAGTCACGGTTGTCGATATACTGCGTAGGAGCAGCAATAGCGACTTCCATGTACCGCGTATCCATGACATACACGTTAGAACCAAGGTTACCATCCGCAGCAGTGAACGAACCCTGAACATCAGGATCGACGATGACTGGGATGCCCCTATAAGTAGCCACCTGGAAACCAGCGTGGGAACCTGGGAGGGTAGACTCGTCGCCGACTTTGACAACGAACTCGCCCCAGTCCAGATAACGTTGCTGAGCTTGCAACAGGGAGGATAGACGGTCAAACTGGTCATAACCCATCAGAATTACGTCAGGGTCAGCACCATTTACACGAACTTCACGGATGGCTTGGTCGAGAAGAGACAAAGTCAAGTTCCGACCTACACCACTGTTACCGAGAACGGTAGCAGCAGCAACGTGTCCACCAGAAGCACGAGTAGCTTGGTTATATACGTCTACGCCGTTAGTAACAGTAACACCAGCAACGTTACGAGCATCTTGTTCGACAATGTCGTCAAGAGAGGTGAAGCCAGCGCGACTCTTTACATAAACGATCTCGCCATCAGTCAAAGATCCACCACCAGTCCAGGTAGCGTCACTCTGAGCATCAAGGCCATCGTAAGTAAGAGCGGTATCACCGATGGTGGTTCCACCAAAAGTGTCACCAACACGGAGAGTGTTACCAGCGGAAATGATTTCACCAGTACCAGAGGCACCAGCAGTCGAACAGATGGTCATCGAGCGAAGCAGGAGTTCCTGGTTCAACTCTTTGATGTGGTCCCTAGCAGCAGCTTCCTGCTCAACTGCCAGGTTGTCCCCCATACCACCTTCAAGACCACTCATAATCTGGGACTTGAGTGAAACACCGAAGTCAGTAGCAATGATACGAGGAGCAGAGTCCACGTTGACATAATTGCTAACATCGATAGTGGGTATCGACCCCGTCTCAGTGACAGGTCGTGAACGACCATCACCACGATCGGAACGGAGCCTCCAACCAGTTGTGGGACCCCACTGCACCTTTCTCAAGATGTTCCAGAAACGAGTCTGGTTGTTCAGTGCGTCCCAGACCTTGCGGCCGTAGGTCGCGGTGAACACATCGGAGACTTGCAGATAAGTCTGTTTAGCAAAATAGCCGGGTGGCATCAAGGAAGAACGCATGTTGCGTTCCGCCGAAGAGATGTACTGGGCTATGCTAATGTCATTGGTAGTAACCATCGATTATCTACCCCCTTTGTTGGGATAGTAGTACAAAGTGTGGGGAGTAAGCTCACCAGATTGGTTACGCATACCATTGACCAATTTAAAATGGCCCCGGAGATCAGAAGCGTCGGTGCGACTGACAATCTCTTCGATGCCATTCACAAACTGCTCTTGACCCTCTTCTTCTGCACTCTTTTGGAAGGAATCCCCTTCCACGCCAATCCGCTGATCGGGCATCTCGACGGAGGTCTGACGCTCAGAACCGAGGATCGAATCATCGTCCTTAGTTATGGGAGTCATAGTGTCACCACGAGAAGGATTAAGGTTGAATTGCTTCAAACCTTTTTTAATCCCATCTTTAACCTGAGCATTGACGGACTTTTTGAGATCACCAATTTCAGCGTGGATAGCAGAATATTCCTGCTTCTCCTGCTGACGTGAAGAAAGCAATCCCTTTATATCCTTCAATAGTTCACCGATACCATCGGCACTACGTTCCATATGGCCGCCTCCCATAGACATGTAATTCTTCTCCATGTCCTCGTCGTCGTCAGCCATTTCGTCATCCAAAACATCATCTTCAACGTCTTCAACATCTTCGACAACGTCTTCCATCATGTCATCTTCTTCAGATGCTTCCTCATGATGGTCTTTGGCAAGACCTTCAGGAATCCGTCTGGAGTCACCAGGATACGAATATCCCCCTGCTCCATGCATTCCATCAGCCCGTGGGCCACCAGCTTGCACTGCCTGCCCATCCACCATATGCTTCGCGAAATCAGCCAAAATGGCCTCAAGATCACTCTTATGAAGATATGGATCGGTTCCCTGTGCGCCAGCGCGGGTGGACTTCGTTCCCTGTGAACCGTGGGAATCCCGGCCTACCGTGTCGCCACCACTCAGAGGATCTAGTTTATCTACCCAGTTACTCGGAAGGTCTTTTCCAGAAGCATCTTCGCCACGAACATGGGGAGGATAATTTACCCCATACTCTTTAACGATATACTCCCGAAGTGCCTTCAGAATGGGCAGAAGCTCTGTCGTGTTCGAAGCCATATATGCCCTCCTTACAGGACTCGTACCTACTATGATAGATTAAAATATTACAGGTGTCTATTTTTTACCAATTTTTGGTAATAATTAAATTCTAGTTTTTAAACTTGAATCAAATTCTAATTGATTAACGTCATAACATTCAGGACATAACATCGGATCAGGTTTTTGAATAATATCTGTTATATAAGACTTAGGGTTCATAGGAGTTACGCATAAAGTAACTTCATAAATCTCTAAATCATTAACTTCGGTCCAACATTTACCATGTTCACATTTAATATCCTTAGATTTGGCATTCCCTGCAATAGAGAACCCTCGCATACCACCACGTAAAACCTCTGCCATCGCCTTTCGAGCAACCTCCAAGTCAGTTCTGAAGGCAGCAACCACGAATAATCCTTCGGGACGAACCTCAGTTCGCCATTCTTTCCCATTTTGATCAACAAATCGACGAATAATTTGCCCAACTTGAATGCCAGAATGGAATATATTCATATTAGCGAATTCTTTTTTACCTAAGAAAGACACTAATGCCCGTCGCATTCCATCTAAACTAATTCGATGACCTTCACGATCCACAATATAATAATTACCCCATCCAGCAACTACTAAAGTGCGCCCCGTATCCATCTTTTGGATAGAATTCTCAGTTAAGACTTTAAAAGCATCAACTTCACCCAAAGATTCAGGAGTATCTCCCTTACCTAAGGTATGACTCATTAAATCCGCAGAGAGCATAGATAAATTAGTATATTGCTCGGCCGCATTATCATTAATACTTCTTAGACGATGATCTTCATCAATAAATTTACGTCCCACCAACTCATGTTCTGGTTTCTGGGAAATCTGGGTAGGACTATACCGATCCTCACCCTCTTCATTATCATCCGCAATGACATAACTACTGGCGTAACCCTCACCAATAGGTTGCTGGTGCATAGGAATCTCATGCTCTTGGTCAGAAGCACGTTTTTCCCCTTCATCTTCCTCGGAATCACCAGGTTTGTGGCGTTCTACAGTACGAAGAGGACGGGTATCATCATCTTGAGGATATGGAAGCTGAGAAACACCTTCATACGAACCCGCATCCATACTATCTTTACTTAACGAACCTTTATCAAGTCCTGCTTGTCCATTTGTGTCATTTGCACCAGCGGAATTACGTCTACGAACAGCCCGACCATGTGTGTCCGTATAGACAGAATCGCCACCACTTCCATCAGTAGCTAAAGCAGTGCCTCCACCAAAACTCCCACTAGTGCCAACACCACCACCGCCCCCGTCGCCTCCACCACCCCCATCTTGCTTCATCATTGAAGAATGAGTGCGATCTTTTTCACTTAAATCAGAGTCATAATCTGAAGGAGGTGGGTCTGCGACATACCCAGAATGCATCCCATCACTAGGAATAATGCCAGCGGCACTTCCATCGCCTCCACCCTCTACACCTTCACCACCAGCACCACCCGATGCTTTGCTGTTCAATGCTTCATCAGGCATATCAATAACAGCACCAGACGAAAATGCTTGCGTTCCAGTACCTGTTTCCGCACTGGAAAGAGCTTCACGTCCATCCTCATCGGGATCAATAGGTTTTTGTACTTCTTTCGAATCATTAGCATATTGCAATGCTAATTCTTCTTCTTTTATTTCCTTAAAGCGATCATAATGTTGCATTAATCCAGAATTAGGGGCTTCAGGATCATCAACACCAACTCCACCCTCATTAGATTCTTTATCAAAAGCTGCAGATGCACCAGAAGAAGCAGGTTTAGGTTTTACATTCCGATCTATCTTTGCGGGATCTGATGTCGAAGGTGCAGTAAAAGGTGGACTAGGGGCCGGGCGAGGCCCGACAACAATATCAGGTTTCGGTTTACCCAAAAGACCCTTTTCAAATTCATCTTTATTTGTTGACTTAAATCCAAGACCCTTAAGAGCCGGAATATTCTCACCTAAGGTTTTTTCAACGTCGTTGTCTTCCCCCTTTTCATCAGTACTTGACATCTGTTGGGCTGCATTTGCACCAGTACTTGCAGCCTCTCCGGCAACTTGACCAACTCCACCTGCAACAGCTCCAGCTATAGCAGCTAACGGAAAAACTTTTTCAATCCCGTCACCATCTTGACCTCGCACTTCACGAAGTTTATCAACTCCTTCCTTATCATCCCCCTCTCGAAGCTTTACCTTTCTAGGAATATGGGATTCGCCCACAGATTGAAAAGGATCTCCTAAATCAGAATAATCTCTCTGTTTAGTGAAAACCTGCCACTCCCCACGAGATTTAACCAGTTGAATTTCTATACCGTCTTTGTCATCATTCTGCGCCATAATCTGGTAGCCGTCTTCCGCTCCATACGGAATAAATTCCCGCATTACAAGATTCGGCTGCCTAGAATCTGAAAGTTTATTAGCTGGAGATTCTAAATTATCTTCACTGGTATAAATTAGATCTTTACTCACGTCTTTCTGAACCCCATCAATGTGGTCGTGTTCTTCTTCATGTTCTGCTTCCTCCCACGGTTGGTGGGAAAGATGGGACCATTCTTCATTCTTTTCAGCCATAGGAAGAGGTTTAAACCAATCACACATCATCTCTTCTTTAACTGGTAAATCCATTTTAGTGCAAAAACCACCAGCAGCAAAAAAGATACATGTATGACATTCTTCATTTTCTTTTTCGGAGGGTCGATAATTGGCAGCATTGAGGGTGTCATATGTTGTCATTTTCTGTTTAATAAGAGTTTTAAAATCACTAATATTGAATTCTTTTTCAAAATTAATTCCATCTAATGAAGCAGCTAGACGTTCATGCCCAATAGCCGCTAACATTTCCCGTACATGTTCATTACGAGCCTGAAGAATTTCACGTAATGCTGCAAAATCCGGATCTGTTCCACGCTCTGCATCATCTTCTATCTGAGCAATCTGCTCATAGTACATAGAAGTGGCATCACTCCCATCTGTTCCAGCATATAAATTAGCCCCATCTAAACGAACAAAAAAGACACCATCCTTATGAGATAACTCAATAGCATGATCCTTGTCCTGATAGAGGCTAATTACATCAATATCCTCAATTTCTTTGACTAAAAAGTCTAAAGTAGTGAGGACATCGGAATTAGAAGTACGGGGCATTTTCACTTCCCGGTGTACCACCCGCCTGCTGTCGATTTTGTCGTAAGAAGGATGACTCATTCACACCCTGAGGATTCTCAGGAGCTGCCAACCCAGTGGTGGCAACAGGCTCCCCATGTATTACACCTTTTTCAATACCCTCTTCTTCTTGCTCAGAAGACTTCTGAGCCTTATGAGAGGGTCATTTATCACAATCTTCGTCTTTAGGTCCAGTCTCTTCGAGCTCATCAGCAGACATACCCAGACCAGCCATACCATCACCACCACTGCTATTAGGCATCATTTCAAGATCTTGAGGTTTTCCTTTTGACTCTCTTTCAACGTCATTAATTTTAGAAAGATCAATAAAATCACCCATTGAGAAATAGTCCGACTCATAATATAAAAACGCACTCAAAATGCCAGGTTCTGCCACACCTTCAACACTTTTAGCGAGATTAATACTAGCTTCCCACCACTCTTTAGTTGGACGAGTACTACGATCGGTCAACATTCTATGGACTAATGTCCCACCAACCAAGTCGTCAGTAGTTAGATCAATGTCCAAATCAAAAGATTCTAAGATAGTAAGATCATCAACTATACGACCCGGATCATCCTTCTTTAATTCACGATCAACAGAAGCCCAAATTTTAAGCATATCAATGGGTTGGGCATACTGATCTAAATATTCTTTCGTAATAGCTTCCACTCCCGTCACACCCTGTGGCGGTTGTGGAGTTTCAACTGATTCATTCGTATTAGATGGTGGGGTTGGAGCAGACCCAAAACCCTGCTTCTCAAGATCATCCCCTATATCTGAAATCTTACGTCCCCGTAAAAATGGTTCAGCAACACTTTCACCTTTATCACGTTTACCCGTTTCAGGGGGAAGATTAGTATTTTGGTCGTATTCTTTCTCAGTATCTTCCATTACGACCATGCCCTCATTTTCATCTTTATTGCCAAAGGTTCCACCACCCACATTCTCATTCCCCACAGTAGACTGCTTTTCTACACTGTTCTCAGATTTATAAGGATCATCACCTTTAGCATCAGCAACATTGATATGAACCTGCGGAGGTTCAGCAGGTTCGTGGTCAGCAGTATGCCATGCTTGAGCATCAGGACACCAATGGTCTACATCATCTTTGATTAAAATAGAATCGGCTGACCCATCAGCCGATTTCTCAATTGAATCAATGATTTTAGCTAAACCATCCAAAAAATCCACATTAACATCACTCTGAGACATCTTGCCAAACCTCCTGCGGAGATACTAATAATACAGGCATTTGATAATCATTACATAAATAATAGACAACCGAAGAAGTTGGTCCTCGCATGTCCATTATTTTAAATACGGGAAATAAATCAATGTCCACAATCTGGACAGCCCCTTTATCTACAGCTAACCAACGATTTGGATAATTTTCCGTCAGTTCCATACGGTTTTCCAAAACCCATTTAATATTAGCGGTTCTCTGTGCTTCAACTTCAGCAATCATTTTTACCTTACCTACTTCCCGTCGAATCTTGGATAAAACCATTCCTTATAAATCTCCAAGTCTATTCCAACTCTTTTTATCTTTCATTGTAAGTACATAATATTTTTCAGCATTTAAAAAACGATCATATAAATAATACCATAGATTATCTGGAATCTCTTCCTCTGAAATCCCTTTGGTGGATACGTCTCTGCCAGATTCGGCCTTCCAACGCTCAAGGACACGTTCCTTCCAACCACTAAAATCTAATTGATGTGAAAGAACTGGCTCAAGTGGTTTACCGGGAGTAGCCATCCGCATATTCCCATATCCACCAATATCGGCATAATAGAAATCATCTAACGCTTCCCATAATGCATTTTGATAGCCAGTGTAAGTATTAAACTGCCTACTTGCTGAGAATCCCGGTTTATGTGAACTCTGTTTAATAATTTACTCGTGTGGTGCTATTTTTTCAGTCTGAGCCGGACACCAGCGAGCTGGCTCAAAATTAGGCTTCGGATCCGGTTGAACCCGTGGGTGGGTTTTCGGAGTCACTATTGGTTTCGTTCTGGGAGTTGTCATTTTCTCTTTCTCCTGACAGGAAATGGAACAATTTCATTTTTAATGAAAATCCACAATCTTGACCCGTTCCCCATCGAAAAGTCGTAGGGGTTAAGGCTAACAAGATTTTAGCTGTAAACTCATCCATTACAAGAGAAACAGCTGCTAATGGTCCACGCTTTTGCCGCTCAATGTCACTTAAACATTTCCAAACATCAAAACGAACTGCCGACCAACGTTCAACTAAATCATCAACGGTTGCATTCGGAATTAGTGCTGAACCGGAGCACAGAATCCAGTCCAAAAGCATTAGCTCTTCAGCGGTTATCTTGATGTCATCTAATTGTGGTAATTGCCAATCTTGGTCGTCAAGTACCATACATTACCTATCACGAATTTAGTAAAGTTGTGAATCGGGATCGAAACCACCATATCCAGCTTGTGAGGTATTCACACCCTGCAACCCGGCAGAGGCTCCACCACCTCAACCATTTTCAATATGGTCAGGATCTCCCCTCTTATGACCACATTTCAGGTCATCATCATCATGTTTATGAAGATATTCATCAATCAAGGACAAGATGAGAACTTCTGACGTAGAAATATAATCGCTCATCAGGGTTACTTGGAATCCCCAAGATAGCTATCGATAGATTTAATAAGCATCGCCTCTTCCGACTCGTCATCTGAAAGGACAATCACAGGCTGTTGTGAAAGAATACGAGAATCATAGTCATTGGCAACCTTACCCTTAACTGGTTCAATGACTCGATCAAGAAGTTTAGGTTCGCTCTTTGGCGAATAAATATCAGTGACTGTCACTCGATTAATACCACTATAGTCACCAATCTTAATCTTATCGTCTGCTACTTCCGGGAAATCCTTTCGCCCTTTAAAATCCGGCATCACTTACCTCAAATTCTTTCTGAAGATCCTCTTTTAGGTCATCCATTATTCCATAAATAGATTTACGCATCAATCTCCGAAGTGCGGCCCGTTGGGGCGACTCCAGAAAAAATCCTTCAGAGATAGTCAGCGTCTCACGAACAAGACTAGATACAGCCTTATCATATTTCACTTCCCACTCGCCACTATCCATAAATATAACTCACGTAAAACAATTTTACTGATATCTAATTATATCATCGATGGTGTTAAGAATCTTGTTGACAATCTTCCGAACAATAGATTCCGGCTTCTGTATCGTCAAAAATGGCACAATCATCGCAAACCGTGCCTTCACAACAATCACATTCTAGAAAATGTTCTGCCCAATCCTCACAAATTATACATCGCATATCATAACAACTTAACTATTTGAATCACATTTCCAGTGACTTTGCTGGTAAGAGTAGGCAGTCTCTTTTTGCGATTATACAAATACCATCGAAAATGTAAACATCTACGAGGAGTAGAACAATTGAAATGGGTAATAACTAATTTATCTTTTACATTTAAGAATTTAACTAATTGATAACCTTTCTCAAATTCAGAAGTTACCAAACTTGCCTCTTGAATGGGGTGATTCACAAAGAATGGCTTATCTGCTCTAGCCCTTCGACTCCGACAAGACCAACATTCAGTCTTTTTTAGTTTTAAATGTTTTCCGCATCCAATGCAAAAATGATCTGGAAGCGTGATAGTTGCCCAAAGTTGCTTCCGTGCATCATGTCTAACTAATTTCGAGGCATTACCCCAACTATTCATCAGATAATTAATGCGCTCATGTAGCATACAACGATGGGGTGGTCCGACCTTATGCCAAACTTCCGGATCATGTCGAATAATATATGTCTTATTCTCTAATGAATTATACCACTGCCTCCACTCAGATTGAGAGTCAATGGTCGAAAATCTAAAATCAGGTGATGCATTTACCATATTGTTGCGTCAGGTAATTCCTCAATATCCATCTTGGATGCTAGTGGCAACTTTAGATCCTTTTCAACCTGGGGACTATCAATTTGGCTTGACATCGACCAACAAACAGCCAATTCCATCGCTAATATTGACTCTTTATTAGAACGTTGTAAATCACTAAATGCTACTGCTATAGAATTAAGCCTATTTTGTTCAACATTTTCGGAAATTTCTTTAATAATCTCAACAATAGCAAAGGGGCGATACACTGTCAATCCAGATCTGGCTTGAAAAATGTCCAAAATATAATTTAATAAATCTTCCGCTAATTCATTCGTAGTGCCACCTAAATTCCAGATCTGACTGACTAAGGATAAAGATTCTCCAATCGAACCTAAGCAACAACTTCTTAAGAGTTGAGCAGTCAACAAAGAACTATCACTATATAAGATGGAAATCGCATCCTCCCCACCAAAAGAAAAAACACTATCCAAAAGATTTTCAGCGTCCCGTAAGGACCCATTTGAACGACCAACAATACTTAACAATGTTTCCTCATTGACATTAATGCTCTCCCGATTACAGATGAATTTCAATTTATCTAATATTCCTTCATCAACAATTTTGGCAAATCGAAATATCTGACACCGAGAAGATAAAGTCATAAAAGCCTTATCAGTGAGGGTCCCATTCCGCTCAACAGATGCTGCAGATGGTAATTCTTTGGTCGTACAAAAAATAAATCTAATATGATGAGGTGGCTCTTCAACAACTTTAAGTAACGCATTCAAAGCTGTGGTAGTTAGCTGATGGGCCTCATCAATGATGATGAATTTAACGTCCACCAACTTTGGTAGATACTTCAGTTGCTCAATAAGCCCTTCAACATCATCAACACCCCGATTCGATGCTGCATCAATCTCAACAGCCTCATTTAAGGCATTTAGACACCCCTCACACTCACCACACAAATCCCCTAAAACCTTAAACTTATGACAATTTACGGCCTTACAAAGAATTCGGGCAGTGGATGTTTTACCACTGCCCTTAGTGCCTCTGAAGAGATAAGCGTTAGCCACCCGGTCGCTCTTTATAGCATTGGCTAGAACCCGAACAATCGGATCTTGACTAATTATTTCAGCAAAACATGCTGGCCTGTACCTGTTATATAAGCTTACCTGGCTCATACTCATCAATCTCTACCACCCGACGTATAAACTCTTCAACCCTCGAAAGGGTTTCTGGATTCTGGCTTAAGGCAGCCACTCCCTCTAGATGCTCAAGACGTTCATACATACTATTTAATCGCTTCTTGTACCCTCGTCTTGATACCATATCTGTAGAGGCAGCCTTTGCATCTTCCAGATCTTCCATCTTTTTATAAACCTCTTTCAGCAAACCTGATATGAACACATCATATGCTGATACCAGTTCATCCAGTTGGGCTTCATCCACATCCGCCCTCACCACAAACATCCCCTGATCTAAGTCCTTTAACTGGTTAAAGCTACTGTCCGAATACGGCATACAATATACTGACTGAGAATGTATCGCCGCCCCCACCCTTCTTAGATTCCGATGTAACCGTACCCGTCTTGCGGTTTCCTTTGACCCTAAGTCAAAGAATGCAAACGACCATTTCAAAGGATTAACCATTATTATGCACCTGTATAGATTACTTGACCTTCAGGAGTGTGGATATGAGGCTTATGGGAAACCTTATCTTTGATTGCAATGTCTTTCATCAAAGCATCTGCAAAATCTTCAGATCTAGCTCCGGCTGGAAAGCCTTTGATAAGTTCAAAAGTGATTTCATCCCCATCGACAATCACCTTAACTTCCTTTTTACCATCGGATAGCGTGAACTCTTCCATTAGTTTCCTACCTTGACCTTTTTGAATTTAGTGACCATGTTGTACCGTTTCCGGGCCTCTTTTTGAATCTGTTTAGCTTTAACTTTTTCAATAACAGGTTTAATAGAGGTTCCCTTAGTCAGAACCTTGAAAGTTCGATCGGATTGACGTTCCAATTTATAGGAAACACCAAGTTCATCGGCTATTTCCTTAAATAAATTAACCTCAGACTCTTTCAAGATTGTTCCTGTTTCGGACCATCGAATTTTATATGTAACGTAACAAGGCATTTATTTGACTCCTTTAAATTTAATAAAAGTATACCAGTTTCAGACCCCAATGTCAATCAAGCAAAATCGCTCGAATACTGAAATCTGGCTTAACACCATTAGATACCTGTCGATTTACAGGAGTAGTTCCAACAAAATCGAAATCTCCGCACATGAAACGATCTAAATGTTTACACGCCTTTGGATCAGCTTTAGAGAACCGCCAAGCTGGACACGTACAGTACGCCCTATAGTCATTGCCAACCCGTATTTCATATTGTTTTTCAGTGGTATCACTATCGATTTGCGCCAATACTTTCATCATATTTGACCTGCTTTGATTTTTTGATTTTGATTGTACCTATCTCCGATTTCTACCCATTCCTCAGACGGTATATTACGGAGAATCACATACCAATCTTTAACTTTTGACTTACCTCCAAGGCTACTTAACCGATCTGCCCACCACTGTTCAACCTTATGCCTTTTCCAAAATTTATCGGCTCTTTGGACTTCATTTAAGGGCAGGTCAACAGTGATACGAATACGAGATTTATCAATCCCAAAAGAGCGTCCTGATGCTTCAATCCGACCTGTCAACATTTCTGGAACCTGACCCGTTAAAGGCTTTTTCAGAAGCCAAACCACATCAGGTCCCGCATGTTCTTCAGATGGTGAAACATTAGATTCTGAGGTCTTAAGGAAGCCATCATCAATGATTTTCTCAATATGCTCAATGCATGTGTAATGGTAGAAAATCATGATTAATCCAACAAAATTGCTCTTACGGCACCTGGACGAACATCAACCGCCGCTGCTTGCAATGCATCCGCAGTATTCAGATTCGCATCGGCCGCAAGAGCCAGAGCTGCACCCCGAAGTGTCGTATCTTCTAACATATCCATGTTCTGAAGACGGTCAATAAGCGTTTGAACCCTACGCATAGTCCGACCATCCAAAGTACCCTCAGCAGTGGCCTTTCTAACAGCCTCAGCCACTTCACGGGCTTCAGATCTAAGGCTGTTCATTGCCTCTACGGCCCAACTGAGGTACATATCATCAGAATTTCCATCAGGAGAGACAACACCAGACATTGAGGCTGCATAATAAATAACATTGAATCGGAACTTACTCCGAACTACCTCAGGGTCTGGATAATATGGCTCCAATTTATCCCAATATGCCGCATATCTCTCTAAATACTCAGCACGTTTCTCTGCATAACTTAAGACAAAGGAATCCGCTAACCTATAGAAATCCTTCTGTCTAGCCGACACAATGTCCTTCAGCCGATCAAAGTTCCCAAATGGCACGAAATAACTACCAGTCAGAATGAAATTAAATCCTAGGCGCTCGGCAGCTCCACGAGTTTGCCGTATAAGGACAAGAAATTCATTCTTATGTTTTGAATCCAAAAGTCGTTTCTTACCAAGTGTTGCAAACTCTGGAATTGAACCACTATCTATGTTCAAATCTCCGGCTTGGAGACGAGCCTCCATAGACCATACTCCCCCTTGGATTTGAACAAGAACACCCTTTTTCCACAAACCTTGAGCTTGAATTGGACTCACTACCGCAGGCTGATCTACCACGTAATTAATCGGTTTATCCGCAGAAACATTGGAATTCTCAAGATCGACCCGATTTAGTTCAGACTCTGTGACCGTATTAGAATTGAAACCACCTGTGCTAACCATGACATTGCTCCTTTAAAACAATTTATTGATTTATTCTACCATATTTTGGAATATTAAGTCAAGGACTAATTAAGATTGATGGACCGACTTTGAACCATCCGAACTCGATCCTGATGCAAAGAATCAAGATTAACTGGCTCCTCATCCTGAGCAAATTGACAACGCTCTTTAGCCCACATTCGAGATGCTTCAATATCTTCCCGGCGTAGCTTTGCGATTGGGGTAATCGTCAAAGCAGCGGCCTCAAGATACGCAGGCGTAACCTTGGTAGCATCGTCATTGAAAGCCTTAAACATGGAGGAATGCACCACATTCTCTATTTCAGCCCCAGAAAAGCCTCTGGTGACCTCACAGAGCCTTCCCATAGCAGCTTCCACCTCTTCAGACATCTGATTGTTCTTATTGAGGTGTATGCGGAGAATTTCGGCTCTATCCTTCTCAGTAGGCAAATCCACCCAAAACATAGAATCAAAACGTCGTAGCAACGCCGCTGGCAAACTGAGGGCTTCATTGGCTGTAGCAATGATGTAGATCAATTTATCCTTAGGACGTTCTTCCATCCATGTAAGTAACTGACCGAACACACGCTTGGTTACACCAGAATCCATGGTCCCAGAAGACTCTGCACCAGCCATACCCTTCTCAATCTCGTCAATCCATACGGCCGCAGGCGCAAGACTCTCAATCTGATCAAGAACCATTCTCATACGTTCTTCGGACTCACCCACCAAAGAGCCAAAAACCTTACCCATATCGAACCGAATCAAGGGTAATCCCCACTCTTTAGATAAGCACTTAGCAGCCAAAGATTTACCTGTTCCAGGTAATCCTAAGAGAAATAAACCCTTAGGCTGAGGTAGCCCAAACTCCTTGGCTTTTGGACTAAAAATAGCCTTTTCACGTTCAGAAAGCCATTTTTTGAGGTTATTCAACCCACCCACAGAAGAGAGATCTTCGGGATAAGGCCAGTACTCTAAGAAGCCAGATTTGGATAAAATCTTAGCTTTCTCATCCATAATGACATCAGCATCAATAGACGGTTTACCTGTCTCAGCGTTGGTTTTTACAACAGATAATGCTAAAGAAGATTCAATCTCATCTTCAGTCATTCCAGAAGCATTAGCGATTACTCGATCACGATGTTTCTCAGATTCCCAAGTAAAGCGATCCTTATAGCTATCTGCCAACATGTCCACAGTAGTGGTAATTTGCTCCATGTTAGGAAGAGAATACGTCAGTGTCTGAAAAAACCGTTCTAACTCAGGAGCTAGCTTAAACATGGGAGAAAGGATGATTACAGTGCGATGTGTCTCTTGAGCCTTCCAAGTGAAGTAAGAGTCCATAAATCGCTGAATGAGAACAGGGTTGGGGTTTTCCCCAATATAGGAATGATAGTTACAAAGAATGGAAACAGAATTATGTGAATGTCTCTTATCAATGTATTCAAAGACTTCATCAGGATCATCTCCTGCACCAGAAAGATCCCATCCAGTGGTTACTTTCCATTGATGACAAGAGATTCCACCATTGATAGAGGAACATACCTTTTCAATGCTGGTCATAGCCCGTTCAGGTTCAAGAGCAGTTATATAGAGGAGGGGATACCCAGCCCGGATGTAGTGAGACAGTTCTTCTTGGAATTGCATGATTTTGTTTGACCTAGCCTTTTTCTAAGATTTAAGGAAATTCTACACTAAAAACTTCCCTATGTCAAGTCTTAAGCCAAAAAGGATTTTATTGAAGAATACTATTGAGTCTCTCCGCCATTGTCTTACCAGCACTGAACGTACAACCATCCCAAGCCCAACCACATTTAAGACAACTATGGTGAGGAGCATCAGAAGTAGTTGAATCTTCAAAATGAACAACCCCAACTGAACCACACTGGGGACAACACTCAGCAGTTACAATACCATCCAGATCTTCGACTACCGAAAAAAACCTTTGGATTTCCATATGGGACCTCTTTTTAAGTTTTAACCTATTATAACTCAAACTAGGATTACATATATATATAATACCGAATCAGAACGCAATTGATAATTTATCTAACAAAGTGGATGGTATAATAGGTAACCTAAATAACTGAGGGAGAACCAATTACCCTCTCAGAGGAGATTTCAATTGAGAATAGCTTCATTTGACATAGAAACAACCGATTTAAAAGCAAATATGGGGATCATCCTATGTGCAAGTTTTCATGAAATTGTTCCACCTGGATACTATTCTAACCATCACGATACCCTAAATAAACCTTATACCATCAAATTAAAGATTGAGGACCCATTTGACCCAAACCCCGATAAAGAACTAGTAATTGCGATTAGAGACGAAGTAGAGAAATATAACGGGATTGTCACCTGGAATGGGAAGATGTTTGATGTTCCATTCCTTAATGCCCGGCTGATGTTCCACGGTGAGCGCCCAGTACGAGTACAGTTCCATATTGATGCTATGTATTATGCTGGAGGAATTTCCAATAGGATCGGTAGCCGACGACTCATCTCAGTTCAACAATTTTTAGGTATTGGGCATGATGAGGGAAAGACTCCATTGACTTGGGATACCTGGAAATCAGCGATGCGGGGTAGCCCCAAAGCAATGAAAGATGTAGTTAAACACTGTGAAATGGATGTCCTAGTATTGACTAGGGCTTATTGGGCGCTCCTACCTTATATAGCCAACATTCATCGATAGCCCCCCCTGGCCTTATTGCACCTTACCGTTATCTTTGATATACTTGTGTCAATTATCTACGGACTATGGTGTTTGGGAGGGGAGGAATGGAAAACTCCACTAAAGATAAAATACATCAATATGTAGCTACGTTTCTTGGTGATAAGATCGACACAGCAGCACTAAGTCGAAAGTTTGGGGTTACTCGGCAAAGAGTGTGGAGTATATTAGAATCAATCGGAGAAACTCGACATCAACGAGTTCCAAAGAAAGAAAAATTATGTGAAACCTGCAAAGTTAAAATCAGCAAAAATGCCCAATTTTGTCGGCTACATTCAAAAGGAACAACCCCTAAAATCTCAGGACAATTCTACACTTGTCGAATATGTAACCAATCAAAAGTATTAGAACAATTTGCTCGAAATGCTCAATACTCGTCTGGGTATGACACTCGTTGTCTGGCTTGTCGAGCCGAATGGCAAAGAGATTATCATCTAACTCAAAAAGGCAAACAAAGCCATTCGTTAGCTACTAAAACCCTCAATGATAAACACCCCGAAAGACAACGAGCATATTATCAAGTTTATCAAGCCCTTAAAAAGGGAATGATAATACGGTTACCATGCAGTCGATGTCAGAGTCCAAACTCTAAGGCAGTTCAGACAGATTACAATCATCCATTAAAAGTTATTTGGCTGTGTTCTTTATGTAAGCATAGAAATCCAGTTCCTCTCACATCCTATGAGCCTGATGTCTTTGAAGAACATTTCAGAACATTTATCAATGCAACAACGAAAGACACACGATGGTCCAGTAAATGGATAAAAATCTTAAAAAATTTCTACCAAGTTTCTAATTTAACCGAAGAAATCCTATATCGTTCATTAGATCCTAAAGAAAAAATTAAGGGACTTGGAACCTCATATAAGAAATTAATAGTACAATTTTTACACTTCCAAATAGAGATTTCCGATTCTTAAAAATTCCTTATTGACTTACAGTTCTCAACCTGCTAGACTCTCACTATTGGTTCGATTTCACAATCAAAATTCAAAAGGAGAAAATGGAATGATCAAGGTTGAGTTGTCCGATGCCGAGTGCAGGTACATACAAGAACTCGTAAGCAGAGAAGTCAAACGGTTAGAGCCTAAAATCAATGCTGAGTGTTCAAATGCAAACCGCAACCGTTACCACTGTGCTTCAGGCATTTCTACCATGTTAGCGAACATCAAAAAAATCTAACTTTATAAGGATGGTATCAATGAGCTCCCAAGGTGAAAATCCAGATTTCGATCAAATCCCCGACGAATTACTTCCCAATGAATTCGTCGTTGAAAACAGTGAAGGTTGGGAATTAGCGATCATCAATAAGATGAAGCGTGATGCGATAGAGAAGATTGGCTTCGATCCCGCTAACATGTCCAGAGATGAAACCCGGCACTTAGTATCTTCCTTCTATGCCATTCAAGACCAACGTATTGCTGTCGCTGGACGAGCTCGTGGTCTGGAAAAGAATGGTACTCCAACAGCCATGTTGGACTTTGCTATGGGTGGGTTCCTTAACACTGAGGAAAATATAAAGAAACTCCTTGCTGTGTATTCTGCCTATCAGCCAATTGGACAATGGGCTGAATCGATTCCCTTTATCGGACCCATTATTTCCGCAGGATTAATTGGACAGATCGACATTGAAAAGGCGCATACAGCAGGAGCTATATGGCGATTCGGTGGCTATGACCCAACTATGTCTTGGCTTGGAAAGGCAAAAGCTACGGAACTTGTGAATGAAGTTATCCCTGGACGTGGTGCTACCGAAGTAACACATGAACAAATTGTAGAGATTGCCACTAAAGCCAACTTAAAGGCCGAAAACTTAAATCGAATGGCTTTATCCCTTGTTAAGACGAAAGAAGAAGCAGAAGACGATTCCACTGCTGTCCCTAAAGTCACTAAGGCAAACCTAATTAAAGTGGTGTCTCGGCGGCCTTGGAACGCTGACCTGAAGGTCATCTTTTGGAAGATTGGCGAAAGCTTTAAGATCAATTCCAAAAAATTGGCTACCAAGAGC